GTATCAGAGACATTGGTGTGAGCATAAACCTAGTGTAACTATTAATGTCAAGGCAGATGAATGGCTAGAGGTAGGGGCATTTGTGTACAAACACTTTGATGAAATGTCAGGTGTGTCATTTTTACCATTCAATGAACATACTTATCAACAAGCACCATATCAAGAGTGTACAAAGGAAGAGTTCTATAATATGATAGACAAATCACCTGTTAAGATTGATTGGACTAAGCTATCTACATATGAACAAGAAGACAATACATCAGGTATGCAGACTATGGCATGTACTGGTGATGTTTGTGAGATGGTAGATATAACCTAGAAAGGATATCATAAAATGATATGGGTTTATACAGTAGTAATGATGATGATAGAACCAACAACAAGTGAGAAAACTTTTATAGTATTTTCACCAAACACAGCCTTTATAAATGAAGAGTCTTGTCAACAATGGAGAGAGGTAGATATGCTAAGGCTATACAATTCAAGACCAAGTGAAAATGCAAAGGCAATAAGTAAATGCACTTCATTTCCCTTTAATGTAGACAAAGGTGTGTAAGCCTTGACTAAGTGGACCTTACCTGAAAGGAACGATATGAAATTTGATACAGTAAACAAACCAGTACACTACACTATAGGTAATGGTATAGAGTGTATTGACTATATCAAACAATCGCTAGGGTTAGAGGGCTTTAAAGCCTTCTGCCACGGCAACGTAATTAAATATCAACATCGACATGCTTATAAGGGAAAGCCTGTAGAAGATATGCAGAAGGCACAGTGGTACTTAGACAAAATGGTTGAGACTATGAAGGAGATTCATAAATGAGTCCTATGGAGCAAGGAAGTTTAGCCTTTAAAAGAGGTAACCTATCTAACCCCTACCATGTTAAATTTAAATTCCGTCAACACAGAGACTGGCAATTTGGTTTTGACACTGCCTACTTTAAAAACTTAGAGAAAGTAAAAAACTATGAAGACAATAATAAATCTAGAAGAAGAGGCCAAGGCATACAAGAAGCCAACAACTAAACCTACTAAAGGTCCAATAACAGCACGTAGATACTTTGCAGGTCAGGCAATGACAGTACTAATGAATAATCTTAATATGAGTATGGCAGAGATTAAGCGAGAGTCTTATGCTTGGGCAGACTACATGCTAGAGGACTAGTTACTTAGGGACAGAGACTTGGGTCTTGATTCTAAAGGCATCAAGCTTAGGTTTGATTTCAAGGTATTGTTCAAGTAACAAGATCTCTGTCCTATTTAACTCGTCTAACTTTCTATCCTCTCCAATTTTATTTTGTTCCTCTAAACTTTGGATAGCCTTTTCAATTGCATCTGGACTGTACTTAGTAGTGATAGCCTCTTGTTCACGGAAAGTATGATCAGGTCCAGTGAACTGCAAGGAAAGAAACTCTCTTGCAGCTTTCTTAGAGTCCGTAAGAAGTTCGTTCCATATTACCCTTTGGTCTTTAGTAGACATTGATCTAAATGCTCTGTTACTCATGAGTGATGCAGACTTAGCTTCAACAACATCAAACAAAATTCTATTCAATTCATTCGCAGTCTTAGGTGCATTACGTCTAATCTTTCTTGCAGCATTAATACCAAACGTATCATATCCCATCATGTTCATTATACGTTGAGTCTGAGTTAACCTTACAGGTCTGATACCCATCACCTTAGTAGAAGTAATATCGGCTGCACCTTTTGCTGCCTGTTGTAACGTCTCTCCCATTGGTTTTCCCTTAAACAATGGAATAATATTGTCAAAATAACGAAGAGCATCATTAGCAAATTTATTACCTTGATACCTGTCAATTGGTCTAGCATCATCTCCCATTATTTCCCTTGCAACTCCTGCAACAACATTTACTGGCTCTATAAATCTAGTACTCGCAGAGACAATTTGTGACCCAACCCCTGTAATATTTTTACCAGCAGCAGTCCTAGCTTGTTCTATCTCCCCTCTAATAACATGGTACATTAGTGTAGCCATATCTTTTTGTGACTGATCTAAATTTCTAAGGATACCTTCAAGAGTAAAGTCTCTAGCTACTTGTGCTATCAGTTCTTTAGGAGGGCTTTCACCTTCTTCATAGTAAGAAAAGACTCTAGCTGCAGCTTTAAATGCAGACAAAGGGTAATCAAATTGTTGGTTAATTACTTCTCCATTTACAACAGTATCATATAAACCAAGTCCTTGCTTACGCTTCTCAGTTTCATCTTGCATTAGGTAGTAGGTAAAGCTACCTGCAACCATAGTCTTTGCCATCATTTCTTTATAAGTTTTATCTGGATAATATCTACCAATAATTTTACCTGCCATACCTAAGCCACTAGACTGTAGTGCAAAGTCAACAGTGTTGTTAAAGAAACGACCAAAAGGAACCATCAAACCTACACCGGGAATATTTCTAGCGTCCTCAATAAATCCAGCTATCTGACCTAAAGAACCAGAGCCTTTATAAGACTTAGAGAAGATAGCCTCTTGTGTTTTCTGTACAGCTAACGCCTCCATTGCAGCATACTCTTTAGTCTGCATAACAGAAGAAGCTTGTTTACTACTGTAGAATTCATCCCAACCTTTATCAAATTTAAGACGTAATGCCTTGTCCATTTGAGATACAAACTCAATAGACTTAGTAAACCTATCTTGTGCTTTAACCAGTGTGACAGCTTGAATAGCATCAACAGCTTGTTCACTTGTAAGGTCTGCCCATCTTACAAACTTAGAAGAGTCTGCACCTGTTACAAGTCGGGTTGCATTCTCTACACCACCAGGAAGTGTGCTGTCTAATTCTTCTAATGCTTTAGAGTTTCTAGTTAGAGCTAACTGAAATGCGTTCTCAGTCATACTAGGATCAAGTATAGCTTTACTTTTAAATAAAGTAGATCTTATAAGCTGTCCAGATAAACGGATGTTTTCTTTTCCTTCTTTCTTTTGCAGCAATAATCTTTGTAGTGTACCCTGACCTGCATGTACTGCAGCTAACGATAGATCAGTAGCAGTACCAAGAGTAGTGTTTGCTCCCCAACCTACTACGTTTAGATAGCTAGTCGAAGGATTAGACACAAGCAATCTAATTACTTTATTCTGTGCATTAACCATAGCATCAGCAGAGATTCCTGTCTCTCTTTTAATTCTGTCGCCAGCTTTTTCTATTAAACTAGTAGCTTCTTCATCACTCATGTCTCTTAACATTGTCTTAAGAGATAGATCAAGTTCATTTGCAATAAACATTTCTACTTTTAAATCTTCAATAGAAACACCATTCATATCTGCTGCTTGCTTTAAGGCATTTAGTTCTCTACCAGCCTGACTCATTTTGTTAGCAAAGGTATTAGCTAATTCTTCTGGTGTCATCTTTGCTGAACTAATTTGATTCAACTTATTACCAGTAGCTTTACTAAATGCAGAGACAAATGCTTTAACATCCTCTGGTTCAGAAGCTTTAATAATTTCTGCTACCCAATTACCAATGTTCTCATCATTCTCTCTTACCCAAACTACACCATTCTCTTGAGCTAGTTGTGAGATACCTTTTACTTTTGAACCATTATTATCAGAAAAACCTATAACTAATTTAATAAAAAAGTCAGAGTCTAGATCCCTAAGCTCCCGTCCTGCAGCAACTTTATCTAACCATTCACTTGTCTTAGGTACTTGACTATTACCGTACTGGACAAGTTGATCAGTAAGATCTTGTAATACTTTTCTTCTTTGCGGTACAGTAGCAGCAGTAAGGGGTGATACCTTAGTTCCAAGTTCACCTCTTGCCATCTGTCTACCTGCAGTTATACCACCTATAATAAGAGAGCCAAGTGCAGCAAGACCTACAAGACCCCATTTATATTCTTCTTCTACATTAGTTCTAATTAAACCATTCTGATATAATGCTTCCATACTAGCACCAGCTACAGCATCAACAGCAACTGTTGTACCAATTTCTGCTAAAGCACCTCTAGTAACTAGACGTTTAAATCCTCTACTAGATAATAGTTGATTAGTGTACGTATCAATATTAGTTACAGCTTGTTTCTTAGCTACCTTAAGTGCCTGTTTAAATGCTTCTTGACCTGCCTTTTCAATTGCCTCATCACTAGCACCAGTTAATGCTGCACGATTCATAGCTTCAAAGGCTTCTTTTTGTCCTAGTTTTTTAATAACTAATGGGCTACCACCACCTGCAACACTACCAACATACTTACCTAATGTAGCACCTACTACATTAAGAGGTTCTAATACTGTAGTCCTTGTAAAATCATAGAGACCACTAAATAATTCCATAGGCTCAGTCTCTTTACCTAATACACCAGCCATACCTTCATACATACTATAGGCTCTACCTGCCCTAGCTAGAACTCCTGCATCTCTTTTATTATCACTTAACCAATCAAATTCACTCAGACCACGATAAGTATTACCAGATGCTACACCACGTCTAATATTAAGAAAGTCACTTACAATTTCTTCTCTCTCTTTATTTTCTACAGCTTGTATACCATTACGATCTATCATATACTTTCTTGTAATATCAAAGAACACATCGTTCTCTGCTAGATCATTCTCAGTGTAAGTACCTCTCTTTAGCCCACCTTCAATTGTTACAGGCTGTAAAACTACAGGCCCACTTGGTTCTTGTTCGGCAAAGATATCAGCAGCAGACTTAGGGACTTGTAGTTCAGTCTCCTCTTCAGTATCATAGGTATCCTTTACAATAGGCTTTACCTTATTTAGACGCTGTTGTTCTGCAAACTGCTGGACTAGATCTGAAATACTAGTTCTCTCGGTCATTTATGTAGTCCTTATGTGCATTTGGTCCAAACATTAAATTAAAATCAAGGATCTCTTTAGGTGTTGCATTACCACTTCTTAAAATATCAGTCATCTCTTTAACAAGATCCTCACTCTCATCAATAACAGGGTAGTCATACATATCTACCATTGCCTTAACATAAGGACTGTTATAGAACCCTCTAAATTTAGGATTGTCTGGATCGTTAGTTAAGTCATAAAGTTTCTTTGGTGTCATGTAATAGTTAAATAAACCTACTATTGCATTTTCCCTTAGGTTATCTGCTGCAGGTCCAGTAGCAGACAAGTCATCTAAAAACTTTTTAGTCTCTACGGTTTGTTGATTTGTAGCATCACCTTGTGTTTGATCTAGGTAATTATTACCAAGTACTTTTAGGTAAGTGCCCAATAATTTTTGTTGGTCTACGTCTGTCTTAAAGGCTTTTGAAATATCTACTTCTGATCCGGGAACAATGTCAGTAAATACTGTACGCCCTCGTGTCCCTGTTGTCATATTTTTAATTTGATCTGCCAGTATAAAGAATTCTTTTTTATCTGAAAGGTCAGCGTTAAGAATCATACTTACATAATCCATCCTATCTTGTAGTGGTACTTGCTCATTCGGAATAATTTTCATAAGTGAGGGCAAGTAATTTAAATCTACTACCCTTTCATACTCAGTCTCTTGTGTCTTAATAAATTTCATTACATCGCTAGCAGCTAATGGATCAGACAATAATGTTTCATAATACTGTGCAAGCTCTGGATTATTTTCTAAATCTAGTTCTTCTATGCGAGTTTGTAATCTCCTAGTATTTACTGCAGCATCACGTAAAGCTTTATCATCAGCAGCACTCTGAGTTTTTTTATTCGCTAGGCCAAGCTGCAGTAGGGTATTCTCCCGCTTGCTTATTAGTTCATCCTTAGCTGCTTTATCAGCTTTAGCTTGAGCGCGTATATCATTTATTGCTTTATTAGCACCTGCAAATGAGAATCCCATTATTGTCTCCTAGCCATTAGACCCATCATGGGTTCTTCTTCTTCTTCTTCTTCTTTTACTTCTTCTACTTCTTCTGTTGGTGAATCAAGATCTTCATCTTCACCAAGGTTACGCAACATGGTTAAAGCTTTTTCTCTGTCCCTCTCATAATCAATACCATCATCAGGATCATCTTCTTCAAAGCCTTCTTTAAATTCAACACCAGCCTCTACTAACATACCACGTATATACTCATGTAAAGCTGGTGCAATAATAAGACTAAGATCAATAGAATGTATGCCTGACATAACAGCACTACGAAGCATACCCTCTACTAGGGCGACAAGAGTAAGTCCTTTCTCCATAAAAACTATCATATCTTTTAAGGCTCTAGGGTCATCGATCTTATCTATGTGCATCATCAATGCATCTAGTGGATCATTAACTTCTGGTGGCCTTTCAAAGGGTAAGTTTCTTGGGGTAGCAGTTAAAGACTGTCCGGGAATTGGTGCTGCAAAAACTATACTCATGATTCAAATCCCTGTTCAAATACTTTTAATTCCATATTTCTACGGTCAGTAAGACCAGCAAGTTCTGTTAGCTTACCGTTTACTCTGGCTTTATTATACTGAGGTAAAAACTCTATGATTTCTTCATCTCCTCTTTTACCATCATCAATTAATTTATTAAAGTTAGTTGGACCAAGGTTGTGAGTAAAGCTAGTCAAGGCATCAATCTGATCGGAGTTCCAATCGTATCCGTGAGTTTCTTTTGCTTTTACAACTATAGCCCGAAAATTACTAATGTCATTAGCTAGTCTTTTCTCTGCTTCAGCCTCATCAATAACCTCACCTTTTTTACCCTTACTACCATAGCCTACTGAGTATTGTTTAAAGTCCCAGTAGGACTCGGTTCTAAGACCCTCAGCAGTTTTAATTAATCCTACAAGATCTGTTACATCACTGTAGTCTGCTCCTCCATCTCTTAGAGGAAGCCCTTCTTTCTTAGCATCTTCTCTAGTCTTAGGCATAAGAGAGGTAGGAGGTTCTTCTGATAGAGAGGCTAGTTGTTTTTTTAATATTTCATTCTCATCTTTAAGACTACTCTGATTATTACCTACTCTAGGAGATATCTCATAGATAGATCTTTCAAACCCTAGAAATCTATCAAGGCTTGGATCAACAACAGATGCATCTAAATCCCTAAGTCCTCGATTAGCAGGTTTGTTTCTTTGAAAAAACATCTGTTGATTAGATTTTATTTTTGGCCGCTCACCAGTTTTTAACTGACGATCAGTTATATTCTTTTTAGTATATAGAGACATTATTTTCCTACCTTAATCAAAGAAGCCACTAAATGGTTCAAACAAAAATTTAAAAAACATTTCAGTGCCAGCCTTATCTTCTGAGTATTGAACTGTTTCACGTAGCTCTTGTAAGTCCTGCTCACCTAGCAACAACTGTACACCTCTATTTTTACCTTGCTCTACTGATTCAAAGTTATACTGCATCAAGTCACGTTCTCTTTGCCAGATTTGATCTAGGTTATTAGAGGTCATACCATTAACAGCCTTAGCAAAAGCCATGTTGCTTTCATTCTGTGCTGCAGTATTAGCAGTAGATATAGTTTGTCTCCATTGAGCATTAGCCTGAGCTACTAGCAAACTGTTTGTTGCATTAAATTGATTACGTGCCTGTTCTTGAGTAGAGTTAAATTGTTTAATAGCATTTTCTGCGTTATTATTAATCTGTCTAATTGCATTTTCTTGTGATACATTATATTGATTATTTTGTTGATCTAAATTAGCAAAGAACTGATCAGTTTGACTTTGACTTGTAGCATTAAATTGTTTAGCAGCATTTTCTGCAGCTTGATCTGAAAATATAGCCTTACTTACTTCTTGCACTTTAAACAAAGCTGTCTGTTGCCTGTTGTCTAAATTCTTAAAGTCTTTCTGCAAGAATGATGTAGCATTTTGAACTGCAGCTTGTTGTCTGTTAGTTAAGTTCTGAGTATCTAAGTTAGCTAGTGCCGAAGCCTCAGCCATTAGTAGTGCTTGTCTGTTACTAAGGTTACTTAGGTTCATAGTGTTTACAGCCCTAGAGTTTTCTAGTTGAACTTGTTGTTCTGCTGTAAAGTTTTTATCTGCAATGTCAGATATCTTAGTTGCATTCATAACACGCGATTGAAATGCTTGATCAAACTCCATACCCATAAAGGTAGCTCGTTGTTCTGCTGCAAGCATAGCACGTTGTTGCCTATTAGTCAAGTTTTGTAATTGAAATTTTGCAAAAATTTGTGAGTCATTTTGTGCAATAGGTAGTGCGGATTCCATAGCAGCTTGAACTAAAGCTTGTCCTGCCATAGAGGATGCACCTAATCCTCTTTGTGCCATAACTGCATTGACATTTCTCATAGCCCCTGCAGCCCAAGCAGGTGTATTACCACCTTCAAAGTCTTGCATCAGTCCTTCTAGCTGACCTCTTACAGTAGCCTTTTGACTAGGGCTAGCTTCCGCTGCTTGTATTTGTTCTGTAAAGGCAGAAGCTTTTGTAGCATTAGCTACAGGATCAATAAGTTCCCCATCTTTAATTTCTCTTTGAACAGGATTAGTAATTAGATTAGCAGTACCTACTGCTGCATTAAGATTAGAAACTTTAGACTCAGCTAGTTCTTCTGCTACTACAATAGCTTTTGGATCTAGTTGTTCTATCTGTTCAGTCTTAACTTTTTCTAACTCTTCTTTAAGCTCATCTGTCTTTTGTGTCGCAGTATAGGATGCTGCATCTGTTTTAGTTTGACTGTCAGCTTTATCAGCAGTAGTTGTTGTTGCAGTAACAGGAGTAGTTGCATCAGACTGCCCTTTATCTTTATCAATTAATTCTTTTGAATCTGCTACTTGTTTATCTACAACACTTTCTACTGGAGAAAGAGTTTTATCTAAAGCTTTTTCAAATTGTGGTATTACATTTTCTGTATAAGATAGCCCAGGATTTACTGGTTCTACAGGTGTAGTTACATCATTAGAGTCAGATGAATAAAAGTCTTTGTCAAGCATGTATTCATCAACACCTGATGCTAATCCACCATTAGCATACTGCCTAAAACTTTCTTTAATAGCTTGAATATTTTTTTGAGCAACAGGTAAATCTTCTTTATCTACCCCAGTAAAATCACCCTCTAAATAACGTAGAAGATTATTCCCACCCTGTTTTAATTGGGAATGATACTCTGGATCATACATAGAATACAGTTGAGAATAGTCCCCAGACTTTGCTGCATCTAAAAGTTGTCTATCTTTTTCAGTTACATTATACATAGTTTTCTTTCTTATTCAAAGCCATCTTTTAAGCCATCAAGTATATCTTGAACTGATACTTTCTTTTTAGCGTTAGGTGTGTATCTACACATATACGTCTTAGGGCATTCACTAAACTTAAACATAGGGTAATGATATCCTATTGTACCATTAGGTCCACGGTAAATGCAAACCATTTCTCCCTGTATCTTA